TCTCGTCCAAAAAGAGAATGTAATAAACTTATTACAATATTGAAAAATGATTCTAAATTTTGGGATAAAAAACTAGTATATTATACAAAAGAATACGAAAAAATAGTAAGAGACCAAAAAAAAAGAGAAGAGAGAAAGGTACGACCATGTCCACCAGGGTCTACACGAAATCCTAAAACTGGTAGATGTAATAAAGATAAAGTTTTAGTTCATAAATCAGCGAAAATGAAAAAACCATGCCCTCCTGGTTCTACCAGAAATCCTAAAACTAAACGATGTAATAAAAAAAAATAAAAAATAAAAAATATTATTATATTATAAATGCCTAAATTGAAAAGATGTAAAAAAGGAACGCGACGAGTGCCTGGAACTAAAAAATGTAAAATAAAAAAATGTAAAAGTAATGAAATTCGTTCCAGAAAAACAAAAAAATGTGAACCAAACCCCGTAAAATCTAAATCAACAAATTCATATGAAAATAACTATCGTAATAATGGAAATAATTCCTATAACGATAACACACGAGAGAAAGATTTATCTAAAATGATAGATGATAAATTTAAAAATAAATTAGTGACTTTTTCATCAAAAAAAGAACATTTAGCAAAATTTATATTTTGGTTTAAAAACGAACCTGATAAAACTCCAAAAGATAGTGGATACATGTTTGAGATTCCAAACACTTCACGAAGTTTAAGTGATGGATTCAATAGCAAGGAAGAAAAGGAAATACGTAAAATGTTTTCTAATTCAAAATCAAAAATCAATAGTTTAAGCTTTGCCGATGGATACCAACAACTTAATCATCCTACAAATTTATTAGAAAGAATTTTTCCTCTCGCTGAAGGAGGAAAGGGTCCAAAAATAACTAAAACCTCCGTAGAATTACAATATCTTTTTCCACCGGATGACATATTCCATTTCTCAAGAGTTTGTGAATCTAATCGTGGAAGAAAATGGAAGTGTGACCCCAAAGTACCATTATTATGTGTTATAGTCGAAAATACTTTTGTTTTTGATAAAACCTGTGTTAAAGATGCTATAATTGATAGATCTCTCCCATATTCGTTAGTTGATGACTATGGACAAGTGTACCATGGTCCTGGAAGCACCCAATGGGAAAATGGTGAATTACACTTTGATGTGAAGAATTGGGGAAATCATGCTATAGAGTTAGACCAAGGTGATATGGATGGAGTGTATGCTTGGAAAGAAGGTGGATTTCATTTTGGATTAAATGACAATTGTTTTAAAATCCTATATTAATTATTTATTTTTTTATTAGAAAGGTGTTTCTGGTCTTGAACTAATCCAATGCTTAATTTCATTTAATTCTCCGACATTTCTTACTATATTTTTTACTTTAAGATTATCTGTCGCCGATAATGATCCTTCCTTATTATCGAAAAATTGTGTAATAAATGAAAATAAAACAATATCCGCTAAACTTGTTTTAGTTCCAACTGAAAAATTACTATCTTCATGGCCTAACATATTGTCTAATAATGTTAATTTTTCTACTAATGTAACAGAAAACCATTCATTCATACCAGCATCTTTTTCTTGTTCGGGCAATTTTCTAACTTTTTGATAAGCATCTTTAAAATCTCGCACACATTCACAAACACTATCAATTCGGGCTGCTTCTAATGGACTATCACCCATCATATTATATTTATGTGCTAAAAATCGTTCAATTGATTTTGATTGTGAAAGAACTTTACCATCTACTTCTAAAAATGGTACTTTATTTAATGAATGAACTAATTTACCTTCTTTTTTATCATTTTCAAATTCAACCTTTTCCATATTGTGAGTAGCCCAATCAATAACCTTTAATGGATATCTAAAATCTTCATAATCAACATTATTTAATGCTAATAATAATCGGCTTGTTTCAGCTAATCCACGACCATTAAAATATACTAACTTCATTTTATAGTATTACTAAACAAAAATAAATAATCTTTTCTACGCACCTATATATTCAAAATTTTTATCAAATGGTATCAATATTTTTTTTAATTCTGGATTTTTTTCGGAATATCGTTTGATTATATTATTTACTAATGAATATTCATACAATTCAATTGTTTTTTTAAAATAGTTTAATTCGGTCATTGGTATAAACACGCATGATCCATGTTTTTCATATTCATGTTTCCAAAAATCTGCGTTTAATCCTTTTGACGAATACCAATATTTATTTAATGTATCCATTATAGGATTTAATTTTTCTATACTAAAATTTACCGGTTTACAATAAGATGGATACGAATTTAATGAATATTGTGGCCATAAACCATGAATACTATAACTACCATCATCTTCTTTAATCAATGATAAATAATAGAATTTATTATTTGATAAATAGCTATTATATAATTCATAAATATACGATAACATTATATAATATTACTTTATATTATTTTATTTTATATCTATAAATCATTAAGGCTAATCAATATTTTAATATTTAATATTTTAATATATTTATATAGTATAATGACTGAATCAAAGTGTGACCCAAACTATATTGAAAATATTAAAAAGTATAGTAAAAACGAAAAACGAAAAAGTCCTAAAATATCAGCATCTTTTTGTGAATTAAATACAGTTAAAATAGGCGAAAATGGCAAATATTGGCAGATTAGACCATTTGGAAAATCGCAAAAATGGTTTGAATGTAATGGTAATGAATGTGACACATTACCAGTAGCGTCAAAGAAACCAGTATCAGCAAAGAAACCAGTAGTAGCAGAGAAACCAGTATCAGCAAAGAAACCAGTAGTAGCAAAGAAACCAGTATCAGCAAAGAAACCAGTAGCAGAGAAACCAGTAGTAGCACGGAAATTCTCTGTAAAGAAAACAATCGAAGCAAAGAAACCAGCAATGAGTTTAAATAATACATCATGTCCAACTGGAAAAGAACGACATCCAGTAACCCATAAATGTGTTCCTAAATGTAAAATATGTAAAGTGCGCCATCCAGTTACCCATAAATGTGTCAAAAAATGTGCAACTGGAGTAAAGTGTGATATGACAACTGGAATATGTATTGATGATTTAAAACAAATTACACAACTTGTTGAAGAAGCAAATGAAATGGCCAAAAATGTTCGAACATTGAAAGGAAAACGTAAATTTAAAGTAAAAGGAAGCCAAGTAATTGTTAGTTGTGCAAATGGTAAAAATGTAGTATGGGATGTAGATAAAAATGGTGTTATGTTGGCACATACCTTCCAAGATCCTAAAACTGGAAAAATAAATAATCCACCAAAAGGAACTCTTCAAGCACCAATTGGATGGTGGATGTCGGAAAAATTTGATGGATATAGGGCAATTTGGGATGGAGAATGTTTTAGATCTAAAGCGGGAAATATATTTGTTACACCATCATGGTTTAGTGAATGGTTTCCAAAAAAGGTTGCTTTAGATGGTGAATTATATTTAGGTCGCGACAGTTTTGAAAAATGTGGTATATTTAGAAGTGGTAGAGGAAAAGATTCTAGACCACCTGATGATGAAGAATGGAGAAAATTAAATGTTAAATACAATATATTTGATGCCCCAAATATAAAGGGTCCATTTGAAAAACGGATTGAATTTGTAAACAAATTAGTTGAAACCAAATGTAAAAAAAAAGGATGTCCACTTGTAGCAGTACCACATATATTAGTTAAATCTATACCACAAATGAATAAAATGGTTTCCCATTTAACAAGTGAAAAAGTGAAAGGTGAAGGTATTATGCTTAGAGCACCTAATAGCCCATATGAATCTAAACGTTCGCGATATTTATTAAAAGTAAAACCATTATTTGATTCTGAATGTACTATTATAGGACATAATAAAGGTTCTAAAAAATACAAAGATATGTTAGGAGCATTTGTATGTAGATGGAATAAAGATGATGGATCAGTTGTTGAATTTGATGTATCTGGAATGGATGATACTGTACGGAGAAACTATTTGAAAACACATCCAATTGGAACTACTATAACATTTTCCTATTCAGGGGAAACAAAACCACATGGAAAACCAAGACATCCAAATTATGTAAGAAAACGAGAAAAAGAATAATATTTATTATAATTTAATTATTTAATTATTTAAGTATAAAATAATTATTATGTTATTATATGTGGGAATATTTTGATGTATTATGTATATTAACACGTGTTCTTTGTTATTATTTATTTGTTTATATAGGATTAACATTTAATAGTAATTTCCAAAAATTTCAATACAAACGACAGATTTATATGGTCAAAAATATAGTAAAATCAATATTATTAGCATATATGTCAGTATATAGCACCATAGATTTTATTACATTTTTAAAAAATGACCACTTTGAAAAAACTATTGTAAATTATTACGCTTCATTATATGTAGCAAATGATTTATTGGCATTATTAGTTGTTCCAAATTTACCAAAAACAACTGAAATTCACCATAAAATAACAAGTTTTCTACTATTATATACATTAAATGTTGATTTTAATGACATACAAAATGTAGGAAAATTGCTATTTATTTATACAATATTATCAAGTTATACATTTTTAGTAAATATGTATTTAGGAATCAGATTTTTAGAAAATGAATCGTCACAAATCTATATTAATACGATAATAGAGTACAATCGTATATCAGCATACTATATATATTTAGTATGTTGTTGTATAAATTGGTCAATACATATATCTATGTATATCTACAGAATATACAACCATATATTTAATATACACTACTTTATATATGGAATATTGTTATTTTTCATAATAAAAGATGATCTCATTTTAATGAGTTGGTTAAAAAAGAAAAGTATAAAACAAGATTAATATATAATTATATTATATGAATTATCAAGGGCCATGTTTAGCACATTGTTATTACAAATATAATTTATTATTTTTATTTATTGGTATTGTATTAGGTTTTGTTATCGTTAAATTATTTCTTTTCTTGAAAGTGAAATATCCGGAACTATCGCAACATAACATGAAAATACCAACTATTCCAATACATACAAAGTATATTAAATTAATATAATCATTTTTGATAAAGTGTTTTATAAATAAATCACTAATACCAAAGGCAAAAACATAAATAAATACCCAACCAACTTCTCCTAGCATATTAATATTATATATTTTTATTTAATTATATAATTATTTTGATACTTAATTATATGAATTTAATTATTATTTTTATACTTGGTGGAATTTTGTTAACTGGGATTTATTACAGTGCTAATATAATAGAAAATCCAGCACTATCTGCTATTGTATCTTTATTACCATTAAGTATAATTTGTGGATATATAATACATAAAAAAGATATATTAATTTCACATTATAAAAATGTCATCTATGTATACTTGATTACTATATTGTGTGTATCTATAACTATTTTATTATTAAAACAACATTTTAATAAATATATAGTAGTATCTTTCATATTAATACTATGGATTATATTACAATATACAATTGTTTACAAATCCCATGGATAAACAATCCAATTATCATCCACATTTTCACAACTGATATACTTAACATCGTCATCCAATTGTCCAAGTTTTTCTTTAATTTTATTTTGTAAAACAAATACCCCAATATCTTTAGCATTATTTATTAATTTAAATCGTTTAACACAAAAATCTAATGTTTTACGTGTATCATCTACTTCATCGATAATCATTATTTTTTTGTCGGATAGATCAGTATCTATCCATTGTACAATGTCTACATTATCTTTAATTTTATCATCGGCATAAAGCGATAATGATACGACATATATTGGTTTTTTTATAAAGTTTCTTAGCAAACGGGCTGGTATTAATCCACCACCACCAATTGCTATAATATAATCTGGATTATAATTTTTAATTTTGTGAGCATTGTCTTTAATTAATTGTGTAATTTTATCGTAACTGTACTTTATTTTTTCCATTATTACAGTAAATACTAAAATTATATTTAAATATAAATAAATTAAATATTATACTATTATAATGAAGGTGTATGATAGTTATTTTGATGAACTAATGTGCTTATTTCCATCATTAAATGATTTTTTGAATTTAGATAAATACAAACATTTACAAAATAAATTAGAAAATCCATTAGACAATCACCATATAATAAAACAAAAAGAACTTTATAAAAAATATTTAGACTTGATGTCAAAAAAAAAGAAGAAAAATGTATATGATAAGACACTATTGTACATGTGTGACGAGGCTTTAGAATCATACAAATATAACTATGATTTAACACCAATAAATCATCAAGATAATGTCTTGGCATCTATATTAGAAATGGCTAATGGAGAAGGTGTTTATATTTTCAAGGTCAAACAAGATTATGTTAATTTTATCGAGAAAATACAAATATTTGATAGCATAGTTCAGTCTATAATTGATAATATGAAAAAAGGACTAAAAAAACGCTATACAATGCCAAAAATAATTTGTGTAAAATTAATAGAACAATTAGAAGAATTACTATCAACAAAAACTTATATAAATAAATCTATAAAAATGAAACTTGACTTTGATTTTAATAAACAATGTGAAGATATTTTCGTTCCATCAATAACACGCCTTGTTGTATTTTTGAAAAAGGAATATTTAAACAAATGTAGAACAACTATTGGCATGTGTGGTTTACCAAATGGTATTAAAGAGTATAAATTTTTAGTAAAAACATCAACCACATTATGCGATATTACAGTCGAAAAAATACATAATTATGGAATACAAGAAGTCAACCGTATTTATAAGATGATGCATACTATAAAAGACAAACTAGAATTCAAGGGCACGTTGATTGAGTTTAATAAATATTTGAATAAACGTCGTGATATGAATTTTAGATCAAAACATGAGTTGCTTGAAACCTACAAAAAACAGTTATCATCTATTAATCGCACTATAATGAAAACTCAATTTTATGATAGCGTTAAAAGTAAATGTGAAATTATTCCAGTTCCACACTATAATGAAAATTTTTCAGCAGAAGCATATTATATGCCTGGAGATTTAGATATGAAACGAAAAGGTAAATTCTATATAAATTTACGAAATATAAAAGAAAATAATCATATGGAAGTTGAATCATTAACATTACATGAAGCAAATCCAGGACACCATTATCAATTAACATATGTAAATGAAAATCCAAATATACCATTATTTATTAAAATTGCTACAAATGATGCCTATCAAGAAGGATGGGCATTGTATTGTGAAAATTTAGGTAAATATAAAACATATGAAAGTTATTATGGAAAATTAATGTTAGAAATGATTCGTGCTTTAAGATTAGTGGTTGACACTGGAATACACTATTATGGATGGTCGTATGATAAAACATTTAAATATTATCGGAAATACTGTTTTGAGTCCGATATACAAATCCACAATCAATTATTCAGATACATTTCTATTCCAACACAAGCATTATCATACAAGATTGGCGAACGTGTCATTTTAGATTTGAAACAAACGTTTAAAGGACGCGCCAAAGAGTTTCATAAAAAGATTTTAGAACATGGTTCATTACCATTAGATGTATTAATTAGTTTATTTTGAATATTTAATAAGTTATAGTTTATAGGATTTTATGTTGTTGCTGCTGGACCGTCTAATTCTTGGAATTTTATAATATATTTTTTAGTTTTTTAGTAAACCTTTTAAACTTTAGAAAAGTTTTAACAAATCTATTGTTCCTAAAAAGCTTTTTTTTGTTAAAATTTATTTCTTTGTTTATTTCTTTGTTTATTTCTTTGTTTATATATATGGTTAAAAAATATACAAAGTTATTTAGTAGATCAAATAAAAAATTAAATTCAAAGCGTAAAAAATCAATAATAAGACGTAAAAGTTATAGATTAAAGAAAATACGTTCAAAAAGAAAAAAGAGATTATCTGGCGGGACGGCGAAGTTCTCAACCTTGGAGGGCAATATGGTAGAATTGATAGAAAACTTACACACACTCTATGATGATAGCAATTTCACTATTGACAAGGAACATTTTAATATTTATATAGCAGTCGCCAGAACTGAAAACACCATGATAAAAAGTATAAAGGAAATTCCAATGTTAATAGAAAAGGTACAGAATCTTGCCATCTCCGAAGGGGATGTCGAAGAAAACGCAAAGACATGGCTAACAAATATAAAAGAACATTTTAATAAGATTAAGGANGCGGCCCTGGACGCCACCCAAATGAAGTTAACAGAAGATATTACGGAACACGACATTAATCGCATGGTTGACGCCAGCAAAACGCTGAAAGGTAACGGAAAGGAACAGACCGAAATCAACATAAATGATGATGCTGCCACGGGCGCTCAATCGTGGCTTGGTAATCTGAAAAACGAAATTAACATATTTACTAAGAACAGTGCAAATTTAGAAGTTTATGGTAACTTGATATTGGCGTCGAGATCTTTATTAAAACAACTAGGAGTTCGGTAACCAATTAAATCTACCATATGTGCGGTTCAACCACCTTTATAACAATCTAAACAAATATAGATAAATTTCATATTATCATATTTAATATAACTAATTTCTGGGTTTGCTTTAGGGCATTTGCTTCAGTATATTGAACTTGTATTAATTAGTTTATTCTAGTTTTTTATTATACATTAATAATGAATATATTAAATCATCTACCAAAATCTATCTCTAAACTTCACAAAGATATACTACCAGTTTTAGCAAAAGGTAGTTACATATATTCTCATGATAATAAAAAATATTTAGATTTAACATCAGTATAGGTGCATTAAGCACAGGACATAACCATCCAGATGTTATAAAAAAGGTTAAACATCAATTAGATGAGTATGTTCATATTCCACAACAAATATTTAAATCACATCCTATTCAAATAGAATTAACGCAGAAAATAATAGATACTATGAATAATAAAAAATTAGATAATATATTTTATGTTAATAGTGGTTCTGAAGCTACAGATAATGCTATTAAAATAGCAAGAAAATATACAAATAAACCAAATATTATAGCAATGAATAAAGGATTTCATGGACGAACATTAGGAGCATTATCTGTTACTAGTTCTAATTTAAATTGTAAAAAAGGAATTTATCCAACAATTCCAAATATATATTTTTGCAATGATTTTTCAAAACAATCTCTTAATACTATTTTTGAATATATATCATCGCCTGATGATACTGCTGCTATATTACTCGAACCAATCCAAGGTGAGGGTGGTATATATCCAGTAAATGAAGCATTTTTGAATTATACAGAAAAAATGTGTCAAAAACATAACATAATGCTAATATCAGATGAAGTTCAATGTGGTGCTATGCGAACTGGACGATGGTGGGAAATAGATAAATACAACATATCAGCCGATATATTAACATTTGGCAAAGGAATTGCTAGTGGCTTTCCTTTAGCAGGAGTTATATCTAATTCAGATATCATGAATAGTTTGTCACTAGGATCTCTTGGAGGAACTTATGGAGGTAATGCTGTTTGTAGTGCGGCTGCTTCAGCTACAATAGATATATTGAATAATCCAATTATTCAAGAAAACGTATTAACTATGGGTGAATATATTAAACAGCGATTAGATGGTGAATATTTGATTAAAGAAATAAGACAACATGGATTAATGATAGGAATCGAATTTAATGATCAACATTTATCTAAATATATTTTAGATGAATTAAGAAAAATGAATATTTTAGTTCTAACATCTGGAAATAATAACCAATATATTAGATTATTACCACCATTAAATATAGAAAAAAATGATATAGATTATTTTTTAAATTCATTCAAAGAAATATTGAGTTTATATTAAAATTATAATTTAAAGAATTTTAATTTTAATTAGTTATGTACAACGTTTATATTAGTGAAAGTAATAGTAGTGAAAGTAGTGATAGTAGTAATAATAATTTTGATGAATCTCCAAGAATATTAAATT